TCAGTTATATAAGGCATCGCAAATACCTTTATAGCTATAAGTTAGTTCAACATTCAAAGCGACGCCGTTGAAATTCATATTAAAAAACCCTTTGAGAGACAGTTTTTTAAGCCGATCCTGAATATCTTCTGTCGGAATAAAACTGATGGGAAGAAATTCATTCGCCAGTATATTGCTGGCACTCGGAGAGTATAATTTTGCAAAGTAAAGGAATAATACCTGCACTTCTGAGGAAGGTCTGATGTGTTTAAATGATTTGACTCTTCCCGGGCTCAGGAACCCTAACTTGCTCATTAAGTTCAAATATTTTGTTGAAAGTGTATTTATTGTGCTTTCTGACCAGTTTAGCTCTAATGATTTATTCTCGTTCAGGAGTTCTTTAAGATAGGCAGTAATATCATCTTTTGAAATACTGGCGCGGCCCGAGTAGTAGGTTTTTGAAAAAACTTGTGATGTGATTTCATTGAATAATCTGTTGTTTAGAGCAAATTGCCAAACCAGAACTAACTCTTTGTCCTGCAGCGGTATATTTTCGCTAAAAATTTTCTGAATAAGCTCCTGATGATCCGCGTTTTTAAACTGTAAAAATGCTTTCCGGACTTCTCGTTCGACTCTTGTTCGACTTTTTTCTGTCCGCAAATTAAATTCATTTCGCTGATTGACGAATTCTTTTAGCGAATCAGTTTGACTGAAATATGAATCGATTGATTTCAATATGGCATTACAATCCCTAAGTCCGCCAATAACATTTATAGCGGTGTTATATACAGCAAGTTTTGTTGTGTTATTCAGCCGTTCCATCGATTATTACTGGATTTCTTTTTCTTGGTTATCAGCAGCACCACCCGAACGAACCCATTGATCAACTTCATCTCTTTTGAATTTCCAAAAGCGCCCAACTTTATGACCTGGCATCTCTTTGTTTGTGACCCATGCATAAACAGAGTCTTTAGATACACCGAGATACTGGGCTATTTCATCAACTGACATCCAACGTTCTTCTTCTTGCATGCCGTGTCTCCAAGTTATTTGGAATTTGTACATGATGTTTATAATGCTGTGTCCAGAAAGAGTCAATACGGTTAAGTCTGATTTGGTATGAATTGGTGGGTTTGAGATGGGTTTTATAAGATAAATTATGCTTAATGGAGAGTCCAATTTCAGATGTAAGAGATTGAATGATGTGCCTAATATTTTTCGCATGAGCGCAGTTAGCGTTTTGCAGTTACAAAAAATGCACACCTGTAGGTTATCAGGTGTGCATTAATTGATGGATGTTAATTATATGTAATTTGTTAAAAACAAAAACTTTAAAGAGTTTTTGCTTTTAGCCAGGCCCATTTGCACCAGACACGTGGTAAGCCACACCACCCGGCGCGATTCATCGCGGCCATACGAGATTTGCAGCTGGTGCAGGGACGCACGAAGCCAAACGTGACAACCTGGATGAACATGGACAGCCATGTACCAGGCGGCAGGAAGCGACTGGGTTTCGGCACGGGTACGTCGGCCCACTTGTCCAATGGACACTTTGATGCTGGCAAACTCGTGCGGGATTTGAGATCGACACCGTCGACATCGCAGTTGCATTTACGATCTGGATGGGACAGGCAAGCAACTGCGTGTTCACATTGACGACAGATGGATCGGCGGGTGGTGATGAAGTCGGTGGGCATGAGTGATTCCTTGGTTAAATGCCGGGTGTTGGATCAGAGCAGGTTCCGTCGCCATTGGAATCACCGACGATGCAGTTGCCTTCGTCGTCCATACAACTCGTTTCGTCGAGGACTTCGATTTGCAGTTGGACACGAGCGGGGTTGTCGTAGATGTTCCAGATGTTGGTGCAGATGCTGTGATTGTGTAGTTCGTCGCTTAGAATCGATGCACTGCGACAGGTGCCCGGAGCAAAAGGAATACAGGCCGCGAAGATGCGTCCGCAACTGTCTTCTGAATCTTCGTTGGCATAGCCATCGACGGTGACGTACCAGCGCGTGGTGCCATCGCCATCGCAACCGGCGAGTACCATGGCGTTGACGTAACTGCCACAGGCTGCACCGTCGGGAACGATGCCATATCCTTGCCAACGCGGGCCGGTGATGGTGTTGCTTTCGCAGTTGGGTTGCGGGTGACCACCGATCATGCCCGAGTGACCGCAGCCCGGGCAATATGGTGGGTTCCATGCACCACAACTAAATGGAATCTCGATGGTGTTACCCATGAAGGCGGGATCGGCGCAGCAGCAACGTTCGTGCGTGTTGCCGTAGTCGATTAACTGCCAGGTGATTCGGATGCGTGATTGATTGGTGAAGCAGCACGGGCCACACGCGCACGCATTAGCTGGCACCGGCTCCTCACCGCAGCATTGACCGCAGATCATGAACAACCCCTCGTCTGTAAGGCCAAACTCTCCTGTCTCAACCTTCCGGGGGTCGATGTCGAACTCGCCGTTACTCCCCATCGTCACATACCTCCACAGCCAAAGTTTCATTGGCGTCATACAGAATGAATTCGCGTGACCCGTCATAGGGATTGGTGATGTAGTAACCGGTGCCGATGATGCCATCGCCGGTGGTGGGTGCGGTGACGAGTTTGCCTGCTGCGGGACGTTGTTTGAGAGGTGTCATTTCCTCACCGAGGATTGTGCCATCCTCTTCTTCGTCATAGGCGTCAATGGTTTTGACGAAGTATGTGCGATCACATTGCGTCGTCGCATCACCATCTGTACTGCCACCGTCCTGCCAGACTTTGCAGGGAAACAGCGTGGTGGTATCGACCAGGCTGGGCACACCGAGTTTGACGATGGCCCAGCATGGTTCGCCGATGGGGACGTCGGGTTGACTCCAGAGAATCTGCGTACTGCCGGTAGCCGACGATGCCATGATCGCAGGGAAGCCCACGGGTGCTTTGGCAAATTGATGGGTTTCATCGGTGATGATGATGCGAACCTGGCACACGCCTTGAATTATCGCCCGGCCAACCTGTCCGGCACGAATCGGCTCAAGCAAAATGGCATGTTTGTCCATGGCGACATGGGTATCAAGCTCGGGGAACACACCACTGAAAACGATCTGATCGACGAAGCTGCCTTCCATATCCATGATCGTCTGCGGCTCATGCACTGAGTCTTCAATGCCGAGAATGAAGTATCGCCAACAATCCATGGGTGAATCGTTCTTCACCCAGATCACACCCCCCGACCCCCGGAAGCTATTGCCGGAAGATTGCATGGATTGTTCGAGTTTCTGACGTGGCTTGATTCGCTGCTGAAAATCCGTCGCTGCATCGATGAACGCGTTGTATGTGTTGGCCGGGATCACCAGGGGATCGCCGGTACTGACTTTTTTCAATGTCATGATTAAGGTTCCGAGGAGAGGGCTTCCGGGAGGGTTAAGAACCGATGTCCAGCAAACTGAAGTCGGCATCTTCATAGACCTGTTCGACGTAGGCAGCGACCGGGCGTTTGACCATGGCCATGGCGTCCATGTCTTCAACGTCGGCGTAACGCACCCATAGGTACTCCCAACCCTTCTTGGCAATGCCACCGATGCTGCCAATGGTGATGCCGGTTTTGTTGGGCGATGCTGCGAACCTGTAAGTAATTTCCCAATCACCAGTAGTTTCTGTGTCAGTCTCGGTTCCGTGAAGTGTTCCGGATGCACCGAGGAATAAACACTCACCCGCAGCCAACCCACGGAACGCAGCGTTGTTGACCTTGCCGGTGAGTTGGAACAACGTGCCCTTGTATTCCGGTGTTACCTGTTCGACAGTGAGGTAATGGGTTTCGCTGAAGTTGTAGATGGGCACCGTGATGTCGACGCCCTGAACTTCGGCATTGCCGTTGGTGTTGGACACGCCGATCGCACCATTGAAGTTTGGGGCAGACGGAATCGATGAATCGGCATATGAACCCACGGTGTCCAACGATTGGGTGATGTGCTGCGTGCCACCCATCGTGTCGAAGCTGTAGGTATATTCCCCGCTTCCCGGATCAGGTGCACTACTACCTCCACTCGAGGTTGACGTGGCTTCCGCATAACGAACGCTGGCATCCCAGTACTCTTCACTGATCGGCTCGATCTGCACAGATTGTCTGGGCAAGCCATCATAGGTTTCAGGAGCAAAGTTTTCGACAGCGGATTTGATCGCAAGATCATCGTCGCTGCCACTGGCAATGTACGTCAATGTCACCTGGGCATTGCTACCCGTGGTGCTTTGACGACTGTCATATTTTTCTGCAACGGTGATAGGCATATTGATGTTCCAACTTCCGGGGGTGGGGTTAGGAGAAGGAGAGTGACGATGAACCACCGCCACCGTTCTGCACTTCGTTGTAGAGTTTCTTGACGTAACGGGCAGTGTCTTCGCTGGCGGCTGCAGTACGTTGGGCAATGGACTGATTCGTCATGAGTCCCTGCAAGGCAGCAGAATTGAATGTGCCGCGAGCCTGCTGGCTGGGACTCAGCGTTCCGATCTGGCCACCGAGTTCAGCGAGTTTTTTCTTGAGGGTGTCGATCAAGTTGTCGGGTGATGGAGGCTGATCACCAGATTGATTCTCAGCAGCGGGTTTGTTCTTGGCAGCCTGCTGCAAAAGCTGCTGATATTCAGCACGGGTCTTTTCCAGATCGTTCAACGCAGTGGCCATCTGTTTTTCGTATTGCGTCTGACGATTCTTGTTGCCAACAGCCTGTTCCTGATCAATGAGGTTCTGCTGGGTTTGGCGTTCGTGATCGATGCGTGCAAGGTCTGAATCATATTGTTGCTTGTTCTCAGCCAGTGATGCATCGCGTTGCCTGCTGATATTGGTCTTGTCTGCGTTGGCATTGGTGCGGGCGATGTTGATCGCCATGTCGACGTTGTAGTCTTTGTCGAACAGGCCGATCAGATGGTGCATGCCTTCCTCAACCTTGAGTTGGGCCGAACGGAAGGTGGACTGTAATCCCGCTGTCATCGTCGTCCAGGCATCAGACAGGAAGGAAGTGGTTTGCACCCACAGGATGCGCAAGCCGTGCCAAGCATCGACGAGAACTTTGGTCACCTTATAAAAGGCTTGACTGGCGACATTGACAATGGTGTATTTGAAGCTGTACCAGAGTGATTCGATTTGATAGATGCCGCGTTGCCATTCGACTTTTAATGCCTGCCACAGAATCTTGGCAGCTAAACTCAGATCCCCGGCAGCCAAGGCATCGCGGATTCCCTGCCAAGCCACCAAGGCACGATCCTTGAGTTCACCAAAACGGTCGCTTAACCAATTGAGGGTCTTGGATGCAATGTCCGTCATGCTTAGGATCGCAATGCCGATGCCTGCAGCAGCGACGATGACCAGGCCCATCGGTGAGATCAATGCACCCAGCACCGTGAGTAACGTTCCGATGACGCCAACGCTACCTGTGATGATGCCCGACAACCCGCCGAAGATAAATGCCACAGCCTGAGCGGCGATGCCGGTGGTCATCAAGATCACACCGACAGCAGCGATCCCGGCAATCACCAGCGCTGCCGAGCGAACCAGCGACTGGTTCTTGGATAACAGATCGATCACGATTCCGGCATATTGCGAGACGATGGCAGCCGCCTTGGCGACAGGTTCACTGAGCGCTTCGCCCATGATGCCCAGCACAATGATGCCAGCCTGTTTGATGCGGTTAAATGCATGTGTCAGCGTTTTGCTGAGTTTGGCATATGCCTTGTCTGCCAAGCCCGCGCGGCTTTGCATCGCATCCAGGTCAGATTCAAAGCCTTTAAGATTGTTCAGGGCGGGGACGATACCACGCAACGCAGCTGAATCGGGGAACAGTTTGGCCAGCACATCGGGCGGGAGTTTGGCAAGTTTTTCCATGACACCGTGCAATCCCTCGGTCTTGAGCGTCGTGGTGTTCATCTCAAAACCCAGTTGTTTGGCCAGAGCCGTGGCTTCACTACTTGGCTTAAGGAAGCTACGCAAAATACCGTTGACCGAGTCAATGGCCGTGGTGGTACGCAGGCCATTGCGCGTCAGCGTGGCGATCATCGCGCCCAATTCGTCCAGTGGTAATCCAGCACTGGATGCGGTAGATGCGACCATGCCAATCTGCGGGGCCAGTTCGGCAAATGTGGTTTTGCCGCGCTGCACAATGCCGAATAGCCAGTCAGAGACATCCCCGGCGTTTTCCGCTGCAAGGCCGTAACTGTTAAGCACCGTGGTGATGGCATCGGCTGCGGTGCGGGTATCCGTGAGCCCCGCCTTGGCAGACTTGGCCGCAACGCCCAACACATCCAATGCCTTGGCCGGAGCAATGGAGGCCGACAGTATGTCATACAAACCACCCGACAAGGCCTCGGTCGATTCACCAAAACTCACCGCCATCTTGCGGATGCCCTTGGTGAAGCTATCCATATACTTCTCGGCATCACTGTCCGAGAGCATAGTGGCGACGGTGGCCATCTGCTGCTGAAAATCCGCGTAGATTTTCAGGCCGGAGAGCAGAGGCACCGCCGCCACGGCAGACACAGCGGTCAGTCGCTTGCCGATCTCGCCAACAGATTTACCGAAGGCTTTGACGCGCTTCTGAGCTTTGTCGAGTCCACGCACCAATTTGCTGTCCTGCGTGGTCAATTCGATGTACGCAGCCCCGGCGCGAATATTCCGACTGTTGGCGATACCTGGCGACATCAAAAACTCCCTTGAAAATCAGGCAAAAACAATTAACCACAGAGTCACAGAGGCACAGAGAAAAACATCACAATGAATTGCTCATGTCTTTCTCCGGCTCTGTGCTCTCTGTGTCCTCTGTGGTAAAAAATGCCTTTAAGCAGCCCCCGGAAGTGCCCCCGACCCCGGAAGCGTCGTGGTCTTGCGGCCTTCGTCCAGGCCCTTGTTGAAGGAGTCCTCCTTTTCTTTGCGGAGTTTGCCAGAGCCGAGGAATAATCCGAGTAAACCGGATGCAGCAGGCAGCATGGGACCGAGAACGGGAACGCCTGCAACGGTGGGGCCGATTTCATCGAGAGCCGACAGCGACAACTGGTTGACCATGTTACGGATTTCGTTGGCGTGTTCGATGTTGGATTTCCACTGACTGCCAGCAGTCTGCATGTGTTGATACCAGAGTTGGTATTCGCTTTCGGCTTCATTGAGCGTGATGTTGCTGGCAAGGCCCGTCTGCTGCTGGATGGTGTTAGGTGTCTTGACATGAATCATGTCGCCCATGTCACAACCCGCAAAACTCAGCAGGCCCAGAACAACAAACGTGAGGATGAACAGAAAGATCAGGTGATTGGTTTTCATAATGATGATTTCCTTTGGGTTCCGGGGCTTCCGGGGGTGGGGACGAAGGTTCTTTTGAGAAGTGCCATGGCATCGTCTGTATTCAATGGGATCACGGACGATGATTGGCTTTGGGCAAACGGATCAAAGTCCGCTGCTTTGAACGTGTGGGAACGATTGAAGGTCAGCAGGTTGGCAAGCAAGGCCATCAAGTTGGATGTGTGTTTCCAATCCTGTTTCTGACGGGACTGGGCCATCTCGTAGAGTTCACGCAGTGTGAACGGATCGGGATGAATGCCGAGAATGCCTGCCAGTTGCCAGATCATGTCTTGGCAGGTTGCAGCAGGTGTTCGAGTTGCTGCTGCAATTCCGGACTGTCCAGTTGGGCACTGGCGATTTGAAGAGCTTTTTCCTCGACCTGGCGAAGCTTTGCCAGTGCTTTCTTGAGCACGGTTCGCTTCGCTGCGGGGAAAAAATCCGCCAACTCCTGGAGCAATGCCGTGGTCGCATGATCGATCACGTCACCGGCCAATGCCTGGCCAAACTGCTCGTCGGTGATGCTGGCACTCTCGGCTTGCTGTTGGCAGATTGCATAGAGCACATCGCAAAGCAAAATCGGATCAGTGGACAGTTTTTCCAGCAGATGCGATTTACTGTCCAGCACATCCAGCAGATTGACATTGCATAATGCCTGGACACGCTTGATGGTGGCAACTGTGATCTGCACTGTCCATACGCGGCCATCAGGACTTCCGGGGGTGGATTGGTCTTTGAAGGTATGCATTAGCTGCCACCTCCATCCACCCAAGTGGGTGCGCGAGTGACATAGGTTGGCTTGACAGTCACGTTGACGGTGATGGCTTCTTCGAGCGGTTCGTTGCGCGTGAAGTTGGTCACCGAGAAGTCCGCATCAAGACCACTGCCGCCTTCACCATCAAGTACCGCCATAGCAATGGGTGTGTTGTTGAAGTAGGCATTTTTGATGGCCGTGAAGCCCGCATCTTCCGTATTCCAGATCATTGTGAATTCAACACTGCCATTTTTCAGTGTGGCGACAGTGGCACGCCAACCTTGGCTGGCGCGGACAGAAATATCCGCCTCGCCCGTTTCCAGGTTGAGCGTGACATCCTTGACGTTGGTCAACTCGGTGGTTGCGGATGCTCCGGCCGTGCCGTGGTATAGCTTGGCCTGCATCCCTAAACGGATGGACATAAAATTCTCCTTAAATTAAGGGTTTTTGTGTGTGGTTTATCGAATCGAGCCTGCCCAAAATCGAGGCAGACGCGGTAAGTTTTTTTGTAGTGCAGGCCCCATGAATGGCCTGGCACGGTAATTGGCTTTGCGGAAGCGACCACCAAATTCATGGGCCATGGCCGACGGGCCAACGTGTGCGAAGCCGGGGCCGATCAGGACACGGTCGTTACCTTCGCGTGCATACACGATGGCACGCCGCAATTGGCCGTGTCGGGTACGCGGTGGCGAACCGGGTGGTGCATAGCGTTTGCTCCGTCGAATACTTCGCCGTGCTGTCAACCGAATCGCTGCACCGGCATGTCCTAAACTTTGGAAGCTGGCATGGTTCATTTGCTGCCGAACGAGTTTTCGGTTCAGACCCCCGGAAGGTTTGAATTGCACACGCAGCATTTTGACCTCATTTGGTGATGCGATACGTCAATGTCAGCACCGACGTGAACACCCGTTGATTGGCCAGGTGATCCGGATCATAAATAGGCTCATTTTCAACCTTGATCCAGATCGCATACGGCATGTCCTTTAGTGGTTGGCGTTGCAGGTAGTCAGCAATCTGCTCTACCAATCCGCTCAAAGCCTTAACAGCAGTGTCGATTTGATCCTGCGGCACAGTGAGTTTTTGCTGGATGCCGATATCCACCTGACAGTCATACTGGCTGAGTTTGCGTGTGATACTTTGAACCTGCACACCGCGTGGGACGACGCTGATAGTCAACTCCCGCAACTGTGACAGGTCGTGAATGGGTAATACCATCCGCTTGGCATTGGTGACGATCTCCGATTGATTGAGTTGTGAAGTTACTGCATCAGCCAGATCAATGGTCATTTGCATATTTACCCTCGCCCCCGGATTAACCCCGGAAAATACTAAAAAGAATGTTCACCAAACTCGTCACACCTGCACCGGCGATCAGCCACATCCAGCGGGCATGGCGAATCGCGTTTTGTTCCAGACGATCCAGACGAATATTGATGCCCGGTTCACCATTACCACGGATGGCATGGTCCAGCCGGTCGAGTTTGTTGTGCAGTTCATCAAACTGCGAACAACTGCCATTTTCATTCTGAGCACATTGACTCATGTAATTGTGTCTCCCAGTAAACGGGTGTGAATACGAATTGTGGTGTGGTATGGGTCGCAGTAGCGGTAGCAACCATCGTCACCGAAGTTGGTGACTTCGTATTGCTTACTGTCCATCGTCAGGACATCGCCAGGTGTGGGCTCAAACTCTGCTGGGAAATCATCAGCATTGACCAGAAAATCCCACATGCTTGACTCGATGGTCACACCACCGACAGTGGATTTTTCATACTTACTGATGCCCGGCGAAGCATGGATGGTGTACGAGGATTCACCTTGTTGATAGGCGACTTCCTGCGTACACCATCCTGCCCGAACCTTGGCGAGCCACTGCATGCCTTCTTTCATGTAGTCTCTGGCCATACAGTTCGCCTTTGATCATGCGGTGAGTTTGACGCGGACGGTGGCATCATTGTCACCGGCATCAGCCACGGCTTTGCCCATGTACTTGCCTTCGATTTCAGTGGGCGTCACGTATTTGTTGGCCGAGTCCCAGTAGAGCTTGGTGCCGGTGGTGATAGCCATACCCGGCCCACCGATCTTGGGCACATCGAAGATGCCGGTCACCGACAAGCTGCCGAGTGTGTCTGCCGGAATGTCGAGTTTGGCAATGCCGACAAGGTCGCCTTGAACAACCACATCACCTGCAGCCACATCAGCCGCCGGGGTGTAGTCGATACTGTCACCTTTGTGAACGTATGTTGCGCTCATGTATGAATACTCCTGTTGAAATTGAGTGGATCAGAAAAAGTCACGAAATCACGCGAAGACGAATCAGGCTTCACCCTTCATCTTCAGTGCGCCACGGTGGTCCTGTTCACGGACACCGAAGTCGATGTAGCCACGGAACTGGATGCCCAACGTGTTGAAGTCCGCATCGGTCTTTTCAACGGTGGGACGATCCACGCCATTGAGGAATGCCACCTCAATCGAGGGTAGACGATTGGGGTCAGCCAACAGATACCATGCCTTGCTGCTGGCCCCGGTGAAGCTGGCGTTAGCCAGATATACGCTTGAGACCACATCGAACTTGCCCACGTGCGGGTTGGTCGACGGTTTGGCCTTGTTGGCGGTAGTGGTTTCGTTGAGCTGGATGCTCTTCATGAGCAGTTCAGCCGCGACCTTCAGGGCCGTGGGCACGAGCAGGATGTTGGCAGGCATACCCAGGGGCTTGCCATTGGGCTTGATCTGTTCGCTGAACTTTACTTCAGCGGCAGTCAGGCCATCGACGGACAAGGCAGTATCCACGCCTTCGAGATAGTTGTTGTGATCAGCATGGAAGAAGGTCTTGTTGTCGGACTGGTTGGGATTGCGCAGCCATAGGCCCCATACCGCATCGGCGATGGCCTCAGCAGCACCCATGCCGATCTGACGGGGAATATCGGTAAACGCGCCCATGTCGTCGTTGATGATCATCTGCCGGGTGAGGGCAAACATGATGCCGTGGGTGTCGGCACGCTGACCGAACTTCTGCTCGTCGAGTTTGCCATGCTTGAGTTCACCGTCCGGGCCGACCTGCTCGAACTTGAACGCGCCGGTCATGCGGTAGCGACTGTGTTCCTTAAAATCGTTGACGCTGGCAATCTTGGCGATGCGACGCCAGGCATCTTCCACGTAGTTGTAACCCTCGAGCAGCATCTTGTTGGCGATGTTGCTGAGAATCCCCGGAAGGCTGGCGGTACTGAAGGCAGCCTGTAACCACCCGGTTGCATCACGACGGAAACGCGGCAGTTGCTGACCGGACACCAGTTCACAGAACTCCTGCACACCGATGCCACGGAGCTTGTCGGCAGCTTCGAGAACGGGTTCTGCATACATCGCTTCGATGCGGGTGTTGGGCAGACCACTGGCCATCAGCGCGACTGCTTCATACACCTGAGGATTGTTGGGACGCTGCGTCATGGGGCCAGAACCGTGCGGTGCCACCGGAATGTTGGGACGTGAAGCACGCAGGACGTGCAGTTCAGTCTTGGTCGTATCCCAGCCTTCTTCAATGGCCTGAGCTTCGACTCCCGGAAGTTTGCCATTGCAGATCTGACGAATCGCAGCGATGCGTTTGCTTTCGGCAGCAACCTGGGCGCGAATGTCCGCCACAGCTTCGGGGACATTGTTTTCGTTGATGCTGGGGGGAACTGCGGGCGTCGGAGTTTGGGCCTGAATTGCGGATGCATTTTCGGCCTGATTCTCGGGAGCATTGGTGTCCGACGCATCCGAGTTCGGGGAAAGAGTGGAAGTTCCGTTGGTACGATTCATGCTGCTGTTCTCCTTGGCCGATGCGGCCACATTGGCCGAGGTGTTGCCATCGGCACCGAGGTCTACAAAACTGATTTCGCCCAGCGTTGCACGCCGGACCACGTTGACAGGACCAGTGAATTGGCGGCCATTGACCTGAGTCACCTGACCGTCCTTGAAGAATTCGAATTGTTCAACCGAAGCACCAATACTGGCTTGCCAGGGGAAACCGTTTCGGGCATCGGCGACGAGTTCCTTGGCAGTGTGCCCTGTGCAGGAAACCACGCCTTCAGCCACGAGTTGGTTGTTATCCACACGAATGGCATGTGTGTGACCAACACGTTTGTCAGTGTCATGTCCCACGCGTATCGGCCTGGTTTGTGACGGGATGGCAAGACCTGCCAAGTCGACAATGACCGGGAATTTCCAGCCTGCCAACCGCATGGGACCACCGGTGTATGCCAGCATGGAAAAACGCGGGAGCATTGACTCAGACTGTTGGCCACCAGAGTCATTGGCTTGTGCCTGAGCATCAATGGTCAGCGTTGCGGTGAGTTGCAATTGGCCATTGGTGTGAGTCTGACTGTCAGTCTGCTGAGTTTGATGTTGCTGGTTCATTGTCATCGGCTGCATCATCTTCCTGTTGCGGTTTGCTATTGGACTGAACACTTTCTGTGGTTAAGCCCAGTTGTTTCATCAGGGCGACCTCACGGGCACGTTGCCGCAGTTCGGTTTCCCAGTCTTTACCTTGTCGTGCGTATTCAATGGCCAAGGTGGTGGTGTTGCTGGCCAAACGTGTGGATTGGGCGTTGGCTTCCTTGGCCGGGTCGACGTGTTCATGCCCATCCCAGAACCACTGGTGCGGGAATCTGGCAAACGACGTGCGAAATGATTGAGGTAAGAGTCCTTCGATGAGGACTGCCTCGGACATCCAGGCTGAAAAAATCCGGTCCAGGACCACTGACTCCATGTGTGACTGTTCAACGCGGACACTCTTGAAGTATGTCTGGTGGTCCAGGCGACCGGACGCATAGTTGTAGCCCGATGAATTGCCAGCAGCGATGTTGAATGGCATGTTCAGACAACGGGCGATTTCGTTGAGGATTTCCTTCTTGAATTCACCATACGTGGTGGCGGGTTGTTCAGCAGTGACTTGGCCGAGTTTCCAGCCACCGGGCAACACCGTGGCCATGCGACGTTCCAGTTCCACCAAGTCCATCGGCTCGACGTTTTCCGCTTCGCCATTGGCTGGGGCATCGGTGTAGAGCACCGCAGCAAAGTCGGCTGCAGTTTCGGCGGCAGCAATAACCGCCAAGGTGTAACGTCGCAATTGGGCAAACAACGGCAGTGCAGGTGTGATGTCGGGAATCCCACGTGCCTGCCCTGGACGATCCGGTTTGAAGTAATGGATCATTGCTTCAGCGGGGATCGCATCGAACTCTGCGCCCGATGTCCAGATTGCGTTGTCACCGGGATGGCTTCGCATCAGGTGGTATTCGCTGGGATTGCCAAAGACATCAAAGACGATCCCATCAACCCCATCGAGCGATGAACCGTACCGACTGATACTTTGTGTCGAAGTGCGGTATGGCGTGGCAATCTGGTCCGCTTCGATCAGGCGGATATCGACCTGCACAGGATGATCAACGCGAGGGTTGCCAAAGAACATGGCGAAGACTTCGCCGCTTTCGGCACGGGCGATCCGCATGGTGCGGAGTTTCTGGGCCAAACCGATTGCATCTGCCCAGTTGGAAAACGCCTGTTCAACCAGACGATTGGCGGTGGGGTTTTCACAGAGTAGTTGCAGGCTTGGGCCGGTGCCCACCACATCGTTGGCCAGTGTCTGAACAATGCCACGAGCGTAGGAGTTGTTGGCGACTTCGTACCGGGCACGTTTGCGAAGCGTGCTGCGCACATCAGGACTCAATGCGGAATTGGGTGACAGACCATCCGCATGAGCCCAGTGACGCCGGTTTTCGTCCGTTGTCACTGCAGCGTCATACCGGGCACGCATGACACGCACATCGCTGTGCTGTTTGCCTTGAACCGTGCGTTTGCCGGATGAGATGGATTTGAGCCAGCCAAACATGCAGAGTCCTCAAAGTGGTTCAGTCAGACGACGGTGGGACGAGTTTTTTGAGCGAGATACCTAGGCCCTTTTTGCGGGACGCCTTCTTGCTTTGCAGGTAACGGTCTGCTGCAATCTGGTCGGGAAGCGAATGTTGTTCGACGGTCATCCCATCGACATCTGCTTTGCGTGGGGCCTGGGCGTTTTGAGCGATGGATTCATCAAGTTCATCCGTCATCCGGTAAGCTCCGTGACATGGTGTGTGGTTAAGGTGCGTTGGCGTTCGCGTCGGAGTCTTTGGGCAAACGTGGCCACCGCGCGTGCGGGATTGCGACCTTCCAGATGCGCGAGCCACGCTTCCTGGATGGCATCTTCACGGTCCACCAGATTGACGAACCGAAGTTCCATCAGCAGTGGGCCGTTGTCCGGCATGTTGGGGAGTATGCTTGTCATCTACCTATATGTGTCACCATGTCTGGATTTGTGCTGCATGCTTCAGACAAGAAAATTAAAATTACGCGATAGGATCAGCGTGCTTTGCGTTTGATGCTTGAGAGCTTGATTCGGGGACGATTGTTCTGCTGGCGAATGTCCGTACCAAAGAGCACGCAGCCCTGCATACTCGCAGCAACGGCACATCCGACCAGGCAGTCAAGCCAGTGATTGTCACGGCCTGGCGTTCTGAGTTTCCATTCATCAATCTGGCGACCACGTCCTTCGGTTTTTACCCGATATTCAGCGGTCAAATGTTCTGCCAACATCCGGTGATCCATGGATGAACCATGAGCAAAAAGCGACAAACAACCCGGATCACCCATGGCAACGGATAGTCTGGCATGCACGAAGCTTTTCCAGTAGTTGGTGTCGATCAACGCATAACGTATTGATCGACGTCCTTGGACACATGGCACACGCCAATGCAGACCAACCCGATCACCACGTTTGGGCTTGTAATCGGAGAACGGGATGCTAGACGCACCCACATACCGACCATGACTTGGCATCAAGACAGCAGCATGACTGCTTTGCCGACAGAACTGGTACACGACATCGGTGGAGTTGCCCCAGTTGGCATCGATCATGCAACGTTCGATACTCAGTTCCGCACCATCATCCCGGCGAAAATGCTGTGAGAGTCGTTTGGCAGTCAACGTTTCGAGCCCCGCATAGATTGCACCTTCAAGGCCAGTGCCGGGGTGTTCCATCATCATCGTCTTGCGTACATCCCGGAGCGTGAAGTAACTCCGCTTCTGATCGGGATACGTGCCATAGTCCAGGATGTAGCCGGTGAAATCATCCTCCCAACCGCAGACCATCCAGAATAGTGCATTGCCCTGGACGTCGATGAACATGGTCATGTGATTGACACCCAGAGGCACTTCACCACGTTGGTGCCCATTAGTCTTGGATGCGATGGTGTCCGCATCCAACATCTCTTCGCCTTGATCCAGGACCGGCGGTTCGTTCTGGTATTCAGCCCAGAACGCGGTTTCGCCTTGATCCAGTTTCAAGTTCATCGCATGTTGGATCGCTGACAACTCGTCGGGATTGTGGCGCTCAGGCCAGGCGACAACAAAGCCTTCGTCCATCTGCTGGCGATACTTGCGATAGAACGCGGTGGATTCGCCAGTCCCACGATCTGTCCGCTGACCTTCAGCACGGATTTGTGCATACTGCTGCCAAAGTTTGTCTGCGGGACTGCCCGATGGCGGGAACGCATAAACCATCTTGGTACGCTGGCCTTGCCATTGCGGGTGTTTGTCGCGGTTGAGAATCCGGTCAGCCATGTCGTCGGGCCGCACGACGGTCAACGTCATCAAGCCCGCAATCTTTTTACCCGGACCAGCCAATCCCAGGATCGCACCCGACAGAATCTGTTCGCGTGTTGCACACTGCGATGGGGAACGGGCCGACTCATCCGTTTGCGGGTCATCCAACAACACCAACGATGGACGTGTTGTTTTCCCATCAGCGCGTTTATGTTTCATGCCACGGATTCGACCCGTGATCCCGGCAACCTTGATGATCCCCGCAGACGCAGCGGAACCTTCGATATTTGGCAGGATGATCTCCTTGGAGGTCCATCCAATATGTGTGCGTGCGCCACGATACAGTTGCCCCGCAGCACGTTGGTGAATGCCTTCCAACGCGCGGATTGGCCCGGTGACTTCCGAGAAGTCTTCGTCGATCAGATCATTGTTTTCCAGCTCGGATTTGATCGAATCGAGCATGTCCGCAGCATGATCTTCATCCGAACCGATCAACGCTACGAACTGCCGGTGCCCATAAACCAATGCCCATAGACATGCCGTTTCGCACAAAGAGGTCTTGCCTGAACCACGCGGCATGGCCATGGCAAATAGACCGCCTTCAAGCACGGCCTGTTCAATCTTGGCGATCACGGCTAGGTGATCCGGCGACCAGGTCAAATGAAATGTCTGTTGGAAATACTGCTCGCAAAACCCCCGGAAGCTGTTTCGGCAGGATTCCTTTCGATCCGCATTCACCGGTGGGTGGACCCAGCCTTCAGAGGCGATGTCGCGCGATGACTCTGAGGCAGCACGACTCCGTGCGTTGACTGCATCCTTGTGCCGGGAGTATGGACTGTCCGCAGAGTCGGACGTGTTGTCCGGTTCCGGCGACATCTCCTGGCGTTCATGGAATAGCCACGCTGCGTAACGCAACAGATCAAGCCGCCGTAGATTTCCCGGTGATGCGATTCGACTGGCTGCACGGTTGAGATGGCGATAGACCACATGCGGCTGAATCACTTCACCCAACGGGGATGAATTGAGCAACCGGACCGCCTCTGCCACACGCAATTGTCGCGGGTCGAGATTTCGAGATGGTGGATTGTTACCGGAACTCAACGGGCCTGTACCTCTCTGGCTAACCATGCTGTGTAGTGAATCAGATTGATCTTGCCATCTGCCCCGATCGGCATGCCACGATCAATATCTGCTTGAATCTGCTCGGGTGTGATCCGTCTGCTACCCGCAGCAGAGAGCAGTCGTGACACTTCATCTATAGACAAAGCCATTGGATTGACCGGTTGGTTGCCAGGTGTCTTTGGCATGGCAAAAACCTCTTGTTTCAAGCGAAATCGGGCACATTCAAGAGTTACCCACAATGTCAGAAAGATGCCTTGATGTCATTGAAAATGAATGGCTCAATGTGTCCACAACGCAGTACGAAAGGAAAAACACAGATGCGTATCAAACGAATTGAACTCGAAGGCGACAACGGACACGCAACCATCGAACGCCCCCGGAGCACCCGGGGAAGCCAGACCATCCGGATCGACAGCATTCTTCGCAACCCCAAAGCACACGAACAAGCCTGGCGAACCTGGGAGATTTCCTCCTGCACCGACAGCGACGAACTCTACAACATCGCCACGATTCTTCAGCAACGATGCGATGGGGTACGCGGCACAGGCGGCGACGTACAGGACTACTACACCGAATTGCAACGCTTCGCAGACTAATAACCCCAAACCACGGAGCACCCGATGAAAACCATCAACGCCATCATCAGCAAGATCGCCAAACAGCATCTGCACATTCAAACGCTCAGAACCCGCAAACGCGACTGCCTGGATTTCCACAACATCGCGGTATGGGAAGTAGGCGACGCATTGGAGGCCGCATACCGGGCTGGCCAAGCCAGCAAAGCGCCACAAATGATTGAAGCGATCTGCGACAACATCTCGCCCGATGCGGTCGGAGCCATCGCCGCACGCTTGCACAACACCCAGACCAACGATGACAACGTCAACCGAGAAGTGCTTTGGTTTACCCAGCAACTGATCCAAGCCCTTGGCGGCAAGGAACAACAGGAACGGATCGCCAAAGAACTCGGTTTGTAAAGCCCAATTTATGGGGATGGCCTGGCCAGCCTGATTTCTACCAACACGGCCAAAGGAGCATTGATCATGCCACGTACCAAGAAAATTCAACCGTCCAAACCCACCACCCGCAAACAACGCGCTAAGGCCGCCGCAAAGGTCAAGAAGGAACGCATCACTGAGCCACTGCCGACCACCATCGACGAAGCGATCACCGGCAGCCTTGATGGCAACGCACCCCGCAAACGTTCGACGCCCAGACCGCAAACGAGCAAGAAAAGCAGCGGTCTGGACATCGCCGCCCAGATTCTCAAAGCATCCGACCAACCCATGCGATGCCGCGACATTGTTCAACGGATGATCGACGATGGCCTCTGGCAAACCAATGGCAAGACCCCGCATGCCACGATCTACGCAGCCATGATTCGGGAGATCCAAACCAAAGGCGAGCAGAGCAGGTTCAAGAAAACCGACCGGGGATTGTTCACACACAGCGGATGACATTCAACACTTCTCCTTGCCACCACCAACCCCGACCACATCTTGTTGGCTCGGGGTTTTCTTCGGTTGAACCTTTTCTGAAGCAGCGATGCGTTCTGCCTTCTGCCCTGTAAACTTCTCCCATCGCTGCACGATCACGTCTGCATACAACGGGTCGATCTCCATCAGGTACGCATGTCGGCCGGTTTGTTCGGCAGCCATCAAAGTTGAGCCGCTGCCACCGAACAGGTCCAGCACGTTTTCACCGGCCAATGACGAATACTGGATCGCACGCACCGCCAGCTCGACAGGTTTTTCCGTGAGATGGATCATGCTCTGCGGGTTGATCTTTTTCACGCTCCAGACATCCGGCACATTGTTGGGCCCATAGAATTTGTGGCCTGCACCAGACGCCCAACCGTAAAAGCACCATTCGTGATTGCCCATAAAATCTTTGCGGGTGAGTACCGGATGCTCCTTCACCCAGATGACCGCCTGAGAGAAATACAGGCCATGCTTTTTGAGGAACGGCGGGTAGTTGGCACAGTTGGCGTACCCACCCCAGATGTAGAAACCCCGGCCCGGAGCCAGTACCCGCGCTATGTTGCCAAACCAGGCATCGAGCAGCTTGTCGAATTCTTCGGGCGTGACAAAATCGTTGACCAATGGTCGATCCTTGGCACGAAGTTTTTTCTGCGTGGGCTTGGCTTTTTCAGGATGACGGGCCAGGTCCATCTTCTGGTGATGGGATTGCTTGAAGGACGAATTGCCAGCGGCAATCGCGTTGTTGGAGCGTGGCTCCACGCAGACGTGGTGTAGGCCAGGGAATCGCACCCTGACCCCAACCCCGAACCGGACGTGCAAGTTTCCAAGCATCCGGCTCTCCAAATGTTTCTTGGCTTCACTTTGCAT